ACTTTGCTCATACTCTTTGTTTAATAATATAATTAATATTTATTTGCTATTTATTCTTGTTTTGTTCTTAACCATTCAATCATATGGTGATACTTATTATTTATATATATATTAGTAATAATATTTAATTTTGCGCTTTATATTGATCAGGTATATTTACCTTTTTAGGATCAACATCCATATTCTTAATATTTCTCTTCTTGGTGCACGAACCACTAAAGTGGGTATAGTACTGTTGCATTGTTAACTCATTAAAATAGTCTTCAAATCTAATCTCATCATCAGGTTTGTACACTACGCAATCTATGTGTACAATCTTCTTTATTAAATGTGTAATTTGATTATAATCAGTGTTACACGTGATGTTATGGATATTTGGGTCGAATCTTGCGAATACTTCATTAATTAAATGATAATCAGAGGCACTGATGTTATATCTACGTGATATATATTCAATGGTTTCAAATGTTGGTTTTATGTTATCTAGTGTTACTAGATCCTTGTATTTTAATTTGATCTTGATTTTACTGTATTCTTTATACATATCCATCACTTGGGAATAAAAGTGACGGATTCCTGGCCACAATCGTAGCTCTTGAACCATAGCCATTGCTTTTTGGAATTGCAATGCTCTTTTGTTTGTTTCATCATATTTTGCAATAGAAAATGGACAACGACATAATAGTCGTCCAAGTTTTGCTGATAGATTTAATCTTCTTTCTCCATCTACTTCTACAGGTAATAGAATTGATGAATTATAATCTACCTCAGACATAATCAGTGATGGTATAATATCCAATTTCATGCCCATTGCTTCTAATTCTGAAGTATCAAAATAATGAAACAATGATTGGGGCATTACATAGAGGCCATCATCACCTGATTGATTAAGGAACACTTTCTTTCGTTCTGCTATCGGAATAGCTCTAAGCATGAAACATCCTAAAAGAAAACCTAAGATAGTATTACCTAAGGTTGTACTTCCATCACCGGATGATCTTGTCGCGAAGAATTTGTATAGTCCTTGTTCACAATCGTCAATATTGACGTAAGCTGTCTTCTTACCAGTTATTGCAGCGGCCATATCCATCAATTCTTTGCGTGCTATACTGCAAGTCATTTGGCCGTACATAGTTCTGATATTCTTCATGATTGGTTCAATTTGAGTTGATTCGTATTTGGAATAATCGGCTGATACATATATGACTGTCTCATCCAGTTCTTGTATGTATTCGATCTGTTGCTTTAATGTAGCACCCATTTGATCCCGATTCATTCCACTCGTCCATATTAGATTTATGTTCTTCGATGTTTTATTGTAATTTGTTCCGAATTGATAGATGGGCTTTATGTGCTTAGTTAATGAAAAAACGAAACGATTCCATCTCTTCTTGGAACATCGACTTGGATTACAAATAAGACGTGGTGCCGCCAAATCACTTTTAAATACTATCTCGCGTTTTACGAAAAGTGATACACCATAAGCTTTAATAACTTTATCTGCTGCGTTTAATATACTGTTTTTCTTTCCTTTGGACCATGCATCACGTGTGTTGACATAATCGATTAACGTGTATACGTCCTCAGGTTGTAATATATCTATATCGATGAAGAAATCCGAACAAAAGTCCTCTAGGTCTTCGAAAACACCTTGAGCACATTCGTCTTCTTCTACATCAGGCTTTAATTCTCTACAATTTCTACTTATAAACGAATTATGGACATTGCTTCCAGAGTTTTCATGAATAGACATTGGCATGATAACTCCTGGAATAATTGTAAATATATCATTGGAAGGAACGATGTGATCCCACCCGTGAAATTTCCGTATTACGTTTTTCTTTACATCCAATTTTTCAGCTGAATACTGGAATAACTCGGGAGGGACACCGCCGATGGTCTTACCGACCACGGAAGAACCCTTAGGAACGCCGGGGACATTTCTCGTTCACAGTGACGCGAGCAA